ATGTAAGTCCCAAAATGGGCACTCCTCGGAATACTACTAAGCCGCCAAGCCTAGTAACACCTGGAGGTTCTACAGCATTAAAAGCTGCTAAAGTATATACAGGTGATAAAATGATTGGAATTGCGATTATACATAAGTCATGCTTGCAACCAGTCTTTTCTAAAGAAGCAGCAACTGATACAGCACAAATGAGGCGTTAATATGACAATTTTTCTAATAAGTTTATTTATAGTGCTAGGACAGCTACTAGCAGGTATGGCCTTATTTATGATGTTAGTACTAATTATTCTAATTCCTATATACGCATACGCTTTTCAAAATGTAGACAAAGATTAACTTGCAGGTAAGGTGTTTACAGATACACACTAGTCTTCCAAACTTGAATAGTCGGAGCATTACCGACTACCTGCTCCAAATAATCAGTTCGAGTAGCTCAGAGGCAGAGCGCTGCTTTTACACGGCAGAAGTCGGGATCTCGGAATTCCCCTTGAACACCAATAAATAACACATAATATCATGCGCAAAATACTTTTAACAATGGGTACTGGGTACGCAGGTACGAGTACCCACGAAGCCTATTTAGTTCCAGATGATATGCCTGATGATGAATTAGATGAATGGGCTTACTGGAAAGCCGTAGAACACGCAGAGTCTTATGGTATTTATCCACCATCTGATGACGATTCTACGAATACCATTGAAGGGCACTGGCGTCTTTTTGAAGAAAAAGATCGCGTTAAAGTACTTTATGGTGACAATCAAGAAATTGACTGGAACGAGTATTAACGGGAAGTACCCTAGTAGGGTGATTCAGCGTGTACCTAAAAAGCATGAGAATTAGGTTAGATTCCTAGACTTTCTATCAAATGCGCGTTGTAGGTGAGAAGGGAGGTGGAAACGTCCCTAAACTATGTATGGTGAAGGCGTCCACCTTGCAGCATCCTCTATCGTGGGTTCGATTCCCACCAGCGTGCTCCAAGTTAGGAACATTAGCATAGTTGGCCTAATGCGCTACCCTGTCACGGTAGAGACCACCGATTCGACTTCGGTATGTTCCGCCACTATTTCAGCCCGCTTTATGCGGGCATTATTATGATATAATATGAGCAATATATTTCTAGCGTCAGATCATCACATTGGACATGAAGCCTTACTAAACTTTAAACGTAATGATGGGATTACACATATTCGTTCATTTGATAACGTAAATCATATGAACGAATATATAATTATACAACATAATTCTGTTGTTAAGCCTGCAGATCGCGTATACCTTTTAGGCGATTTTTGCTTTCATAAGCGTGATCTAGCAATCCTATCTAGGATGAATGGACATAAAGTACTAATTAAAGGTAACCACGATAAACTAGATTTAAAAGACTATCTAGCGTATTTTGATGATATAAGAGGATCACACCAACTCGATGGTATGTTACTAACACATATTCCAGTACACCCTAATAGTTTAGGAAAATGGCATGTAAATATTCATGGGCATCTACATCATAGCATAGTTACTAAAGAAGTATATACCTATGGTGCCAATGAGTTACTAGTAGCACCAGACCATAGGTATTTCAATGTATCAATGGAGTGCTTAGATAAGTATACTCCTATCAGTTTAGAAGAGCTAAAGAAAGAACATAAATTTAGACTTGATCATGATTTCTAAATTTGTTATAATTATTACTTAAACAACAACGTAACCATTATGGAAAACAAACAGAAATTTGCTGAACAAAAAGCGGAACTTAAACAAACTGCTGATGAGCTTCGTGCCCGATATATTAAGATCGCTAAAGATCAAGGTATTGGAATTGTTCATATTCACTATGACGGCATTAAGGGCGGCATGACTATTGCATTTAGAAAAGCTTCGCCATATAAGCATGGTGTTATGGTGGATGTAGCCGTTAGTGTATGTTCTACAAAGGATACTTTTAGTTGTAAACGGGGTACTTTTGGCGCTATTCATAAGTTCTTAAATGGTGAGACTATTCAGCTTCCTTTGCTAGTGGGCTCTTACGGTGATACTAGCGACTTGAATTGGACTGTTAAACAAGCATTTACATCTATGTATAACATCGCTACCTAATAAATAACAAGTAGGGGAAGGTAGTATAATGGATGTACTGAGAACTCATAATTCTTAAGGTGTCGGATCGTGACCGACTCTTCCCACCACTGTTAATACCTAATTTAACCCAAGAAAGAAACTAATGAAACTAATGAAACTAATGAAATTCCTTATTTGTCCAGCCACTGACGACATGATTAACGCTACTGAAGAAGGCGAGCTTTTTACCGGAAAGGACGGTAATGAGTATATGTACGAGATTGAGTTCGACGGTGATACAGTTTTGATTACAGATACTATTGGTCGGAATGTACCTTTTGATGTCACTGATATTGATAAGCTAATGTTTATTCTTAATAGGATTAATAACTATGTTAAGAGCACTACAACACTTAACCAATTCCTCTATGATAAGCTGGTCGAAGGTGCCACCGAGTAATCCACTATCTAAGATTTTAGGTAGGATTCCTTTCTCTGAAACTCTGATTGATCCTATTCTACTAGATGACATACAAATGACACTACTAGATTGCGGATATAGAAATATACCCAATAGCATAGTAATGTTGTTACTATTAGATATGGCAAAAGCAGAGTTAGTAACTCTGGAACAGTTCACCTGGCCTAGTACATTGGGAAAAGCCTTTATTATTAAAGAAACATAGATGGCAAATAAATCACGTAGTAAAGCGGCTGAAGGATACGCAGCAGCTTATAAAACTTCTAATCGCTGGGAATCTAATCGTAAGCGTAAACTAGAACGTACTCTAAAGGAGCAGCCTAACAATGAACAGGTAAAGACTGCCCTAAAGTCAGGTCTTGTTTATCGTCGTAAGACTCCAGCTACACGAGTATGGTCTGCTAGTTGGATTCGTACTGCTAAAATTATCAAAATGTTTGCAGGTAAGTTTGATAAGAACATTATGTCTTCAAATGAAAAAACTGCTAATGAAGCACTACGATTTTCTAGGACTAATTACGATTACAAAGCCCCTGTAATGCCAAAGAGTATGTTTAGTCTAGCGACTAGGGCTACTAGCCTATGGAGCTAAGCAGTATTACATTATATGTACTATTTGCTGTAACTACATCACTTACCTCGTTATATGAGCTAGTAGCTCCGATAGTGTCTAAAAGGGCTAAAAGTGGCAAAAGTATTTTACCACTATATTATATATACCCTATATTTTTTATACTAAATCTATTAGTTGCTCCTTTGATATTTTTTAGCTGTATAATCCCGTCATGGGGAGAAAGATTTAGATCTACCTTATACTCCTCACTATATGACGAGGTCTAAAATTTTAGACTTGATTTAGTAATCAAAACGCTGTATAATTATTACTTAAACACACAAAGACCACACTATGAACATTATAGATTTTAAATATACTAAAAAAGACGGTTCCGTTTCCAAACGGGTTCTTTCTCCCACTAAAGTTCCCTGTACTATGTATGAAGGAACCGACCTTAGTGAAATTAGCATCGAAGATCAAATCCTGTATGTTCAAGAACTCGGTCGTTTAAAAGATGAGTTTGCAGCTAAGATTATGGAGCTGAACAGCAAGTACGACGTAAACAACAAGTATCGTCGCTTCGACCCTAAGTTGATGACTGAAGTAATCGAAGAACACGTTTAATTAAGTAACTAGCTTTGCTCGTATAACGGTATTACTCCGCACTTGTAATGCGGTTATTGGGGTTCGACTCCTCAGCTTAGCACCACACCTTTAACAACTGAAAGATAATATATGGCATGGACAGAAGAAACAAAGCAACAAGCAATTGACACTTACTTGGCGGGTAAACCTACAGTGGATAATTCCACTGAACTTGTAAAAGAAATTGCTGAAGATATGGAAGTTTCTGCTAATGGTGTACGGCAAGTGCTAGTACAGGCAGGAGTTTACGTAAAGAAAGATTCTGCTAAAACAACTGCTACTAAAGCAGGCGCTACTAGCGACAAAGCACCGCGAGTATCTAAAGAATCTCAAATCGCTGAACTCAAGGCTCTAATTGAAGCTAAGGGTCAAGAGGTTGAAGATGAAATACTGGATAAACTTACAGGTAAGGCAGCAACTTACCTCGTTAAGGTATTTTCCTAATAACAGGCAGCCATAGTGCTGCCTTTTTAATGAATTAAAATATGATATATTGTAAAGACTGTTCCTTTTTCAGACCCCCTACAACTGATCCTTCTGGGATTGCTAAGTGTAACCACCCTTCAGCTATATGCGATTTAGACTGCGTATGGGGTTATGATGTTTTTTATAGCGCTAAGGCTATGCGAGAATCTACTAAAGCTTGTGGGCTTGAAGCTAAGTGGTTCAAGCCATTAGCCGAATAATTTTTATCCTGCGCCAACCACCAACAAAATATATGCTATTAACAGTTTATTCCCAGCCAGGCTGTAGTGCCTGCGAAACAGCTAAAAAGCTTATCCTAGAAAAAGGTCATACGTATCAAGAACTAATTCTTAATGTAGGACAGAAGCAAATAGAGGGTAAAACGTATGTTCCAGTTCAATCCCTAAAAGATCGGTATCCTGGAGTTAAAAGTGTACCAGCAATTTTTGAAGGTAAAACATTTATTGGCGACCTAGATAGGCTAAAGAAATGGCTAAGATACGATTAAACTGGCTTGAATTTTGCTTAGTTTAGTGTTATAATTATTCTTTAAACGGAAATAGCAATGCTAGAACTAGGGTCTTATAAATCTTTGCCTCATTATGCTGTTATTGGGCAGCCACAAGAATTTTATGTATACTGTACAACTGCTAATAAAAATATTAACTCTTATTGGAGTGGATGGATTCGTGGAGATATTAATCTATACCATAAACTAAAAGCCATTAAATCTAAAAAGGAATTTATGCACAAAGCAGGCTCTCTTGTTACAGAAAGGTATTAATGAATTCAATTTTTAAAAGTGTGGACGGTAAGTGGTACTTTTGGGACGAAACAGAAACATACGACTACGGCCCCTATGATACAGAAACAGAGGCAATGGCTGCTTTGTATGAGTATTGTAAACAACTATTGAGTAACTAAAATGGCAACAAGACGCGCAAAAAATGAAGACGAACGCTTAGACGACGCTCATATGGAGCGCGTTATTGAAATGCTAGAACCTAAAGAGGGCAAACCGTGTACAAAGAAGGATGCTTGCCAAGTACTGGGTATTGCTTATAATACTACTAGGCTTGCTTCTCTTATTGAAAAGTACAAAGAGAAGCAAGCTTATGACGCTAAGCGCAGAAGTGAGCTACGTGGTAAACCTGCTACACAGGAAGAAATTAACTTTATTATTCAAGAATACCTAGAAGGAACTACTGTAGATGCTATCAGTAAATCAACATTTAGAGGATCTTCGTTTATCAAAACAATACTCGAACGATTCGCTGTCCCGATACGAGCATCATCTCAGGATTATTTTAAACCCGAACTTATCCCTGAGGGAGCTGTTCGTGATAGGTTCGCAATTGGAGAAGTTGTCTATTCCGCACGATATGATTCGATTGCTAGAATTGATAGTGAGTCAGAAGATTCACGGTATGGATTCGTTTACCGAATCTGGCTACTAGCAGATAAATGGCGTATGAACGCGTATCAAGAAGCTTATGAGCTTGCTAGCCTACAACATCTTAGAGATATGGGAGTACGAATTTGACTAATAAAACATTAGTATCAGAACTTGAGTATCTATTAGATATTAATTTAATAGATACTCCCGAAGTATACTATTTAGTACTTAGGTCTATTAAACAGATTCGCTCAGACGAAAAAGAGCTGCTAAAGCTTCGTAAGAAAATAACTGATACTGCGTGGAAAGATTCACTTAGTATGGGTACGTATTAACATTCTGGAATAAGAATATGACCACTGATACAGTTGGAGTTTGGCACGCACTAGAAATGACTTGTGCGGCGCAAGACTATCCTTACGAACAATATATTGACATTCACTCAAAGTCAGGGATATCTAGTAAGCCTCTATCTTGTACTGGATATACCCTAATAGGAAATTTGTTTGATGTAGAGTATATGCAATATATGCTAGATAAAGGATCAAATGACTGATGTTCAATTTAAAGATTTAATGGATCTTTTAGCCTTATTTGGCCTTTTTCTATTTGCGGGAGCTGTGTGGATACTAGCATTAAAGCAATTAAAATAACTCATGTAGCTGTAAAGACTCCAAAAGAGATTTGGAGTTTGCCTAGGTCAAATAGACACCAAGATGTACTAAGATTAATGAGTCGTTTTGGTGTACGTGATTATGGCAAGGAAACAGAAGGATTTGTTGATGAGAACGGCAAATTCTTAAATAGGCGCGAAGCATTTACCCTAGCGTGCGCTACTGGACAACTTAATAGGTTTAATCACCCACCTAACCATTATAACGGGGATGAGCTATACTCGGAGGATTTATGGTAGAAGAACCAGAGCTTTATGAGAAAATTATTTATCAAAACGATGATAAAGCATACCAATTACGGCTAGTAGTTAATGAGTTCAAAGGGACGCAATATCTGCATTTAAGGAAATACTTCATGTCATACGAGGGAGAATACTTGCCCACCAAAGAAGGCGTTAGTATGGAAGCAGGTATTTCTAATATATACGCTTTGCTTGACGGATTGTTAGAAATCGTATCGAAAGAAGAAGCCATTGAAGCGATTAATACTTATTTTAGTAACAAAGTAATAGATTTGCGCAAAAGCTTAATTTAATCTATAATAGATACTATGACAAACAAACTACGAAATTATTTAGATGAAGCAAGTATTAAATACTATATGGGCGAGCCTATTATCACGGATGAGGAATTTGATCTGCTTTCTGAGTCTGCTGGGTACGCCGAGGTCGGGTCGAAGCAGCATGATAACGTATGCAAACACATATTTCCCATGTGGAGTCTCCAAAAGTACTACGAAGGAGAACAAAAGTTCCCGCTCGAAGGATATGACTGTATTCCGAGTCTTAAACTAGATGGTGCAGCTATTTCCATTTTATACCTAGATGGAAAGTTAACACAGGTACTGACCCGAGGTGATGGAATAGAAGGAAGGGATATTACTTCTAGGTTTATTGCTAGAAAAGACCTAGTACCGCTAGAGATTGAATCTACAGGCGTACTACAAGTAACTGGTGAGATCGTAGCTCCTAAGCATATTGAGAATAGCCGTAATTACACAGCAGGTGCACTTAATCTAAAAGATGATAGTGAGTTCTGTTTGCGGGCTATCAGTTTCTTTGCATATGGTATTCAGCCATACCAAACAGACACATATCGGGGGGATATGCAATATATAGAGTCCCTAGGTTTTGAAACTGTCTGTATCCCAGAACTCAATGAAATCTATGAATGTGATGGACTCGTGCATCGAGTAAATAGCAATAAAGTATTTCAAGAACTTGGCTATACGGCTAAGTTTCCTAGAGGTGCTGTTGCTATTAAAGTTCGTAAAGAAGCAGTAGAGACAGAGTTACTTGATGTAGAGTGGAATACTGGGCGCACCGGTAAAGTCACACCTACCGCTATACTTAAACCGGTTTACATTGGCGATAAGCTAGTTTCTAGAGCTACATTAAATAACCCTAAGTATATTGAAATGCTTGATCTCCATATTGGATGTACTGTAGCTGTAATAATGGGGGGTGAGGTGATACCTAGGGTTCTTTATAAAGTTGACTAGAATATGAGGGTAGTAGAAATTTGAACTTGAATCTTTTTTGCTAAAAAGGTATAATAGTAGTATTAGGAGATACTACTATGAATATTTATAAAATTATGTTTTCTGATGGGAGTATTTACGTAGGAAAAACAATTAAACCTATAAATATTAGATTTAATCAACATATGTATTTACTATGCAATAATGCCCATCATAGTTATAAGATGCAAGCAAAATTTATAGAATTAAATTTTGTTATACCTACTATAACCTTATTAGAAGATATATCTAATGATATATCTTCTAATATAGAAAAGATGTGGATAGCTAAGTTTAATTCATTTAATAATGGGTTAAATTGCTCAATAGGTGGAGAGGGAGAGTGTGGAGAGGCACATCCTTCTGCTAAATACTATCTTGAAGATTATACTGCCATATTATTTATATTAGCTACCACAGAGTGGTCATTAAAAAGTATATCAATAGAACTAGATGTATCTTATAGCACTGTATGTAGTATAAGCGCTGGTAATTCACACCAATACTTACAGAACCTTTATCCAAAAGAATATCAGTTAATGCTGGATAAAAAGGGTACAAGGTTAGTAACTTCGCAAAGGGATAAAGAATACCCTGAAATCGTTTCTCCAACTGGAGAAGTATTTATTATTAAAAATGCTAGTAAATTTGCTAAAGATAATAATTTGTTAGATAGTGAGTTATCAAATCTTCTAAACTATAAAAGTAAAATACATAGGGGCTGGCATCTTCTAAGTCAAGAATTTCCAAAAGTATTAAACCCTTCTGGTGATGAATACATTATATACACAGGAAAAGCCAAGGAATTTGCCTTATCAGTTGGATTAGATCCAAGCAATTTTACAAAACTTCTCAGGGGTGCAAGTAAATCCTGTAAGGGTTGGAAGTTATTAGAAGCATCAAAAAAATGAACTTGCAAAGGCTATCCTTTTGAGCTATAATAGATACATAAAGAAACAAAACTATGCAAGATATACACATACCAACTAACTGCCCAGCGTGTAACTCAACCTTAGTATGGATCAACGATCAATTATTTTGTAGAAATATATCGTGTGATGCTAGATTAAACAAACAGATTGAACACTTTGCTAAAACTCTTAGTATTAAGGGTTTAGGTAAAGTCACAATTGAAAAATTAAATTTAGCTGATTTAACCGAGATTTTTTACTTAGACTTTGATACTGTAAAAGCCTCTTTAGGTGAAAAAATCGCTGTAAAGTTACTAGACGAGATAGAGAGGGCTAAAGCATCTACATTAGATAATGTAGTTGCATCTTTTTCTATACCATTAGTTGGTATTACAGTAGGTAAAAAACTTGCTGCAGTAGTTAGTAATTTAGACGAAATAAATAAAGAAGCCTGTTTACAGGCCAAATTAGGGGCTAAGGTAACAGAGAATCTACTAAACTGGATTCAAACAGATTACCAAGAAATGAAAGAATTTTTACCCTTTACTTTTGACGGTAAGGTACAGATTACAGATACAAATGCAAAAAAGGTTTGTATCACAGGTAAGTTAAAGTCCTATAAAAAGAAATCCGACGCTGAGGGGGCGCTCTCAGCCGCAGGATATACTCTAGTAGATTCAGTTACTAAAACGACTGATTATCTAGTAGACGAAGAAGGCAAAGGTTCTAGTAAACGCGATAAAGCCGTACAATACGGTGTCACTATAATAACCGATCTAAATGATCTTTTAAAGGTAAATTAAACATATGTCAGAAACTAAAAAAGCAAAATGGAATGACGAAGCAGTTGCACAACTCTTGTCTATCGTAGGTAGCGCAAGCCCTGTAACAGTTGCCCTAGTTGAACAAGCAGCAGAGGCTCTTGGTACTTCTACTCGTTCTATTGCTTCTAAGCTGCGTCAGCTTGACCACGAAGTAGCAAGCATGGCCGTAGCTAAAGTTGCAACATTCAGTGATGAACAAACAGATGCTCTAGCAGCTTTTGTTAATAATCACGCAGGCCAGTTCACTTATAAGGAAATTGCCGAACAATTTCCAGGTGAGTTCAGTGCCAAGCAAGTGCAAGGTAAGTTGCTAGCTATTGAACTCACTAGTAAGGTTCGTCCTGCTGATAAGTTGGAAGTAGCCACTAAGTATAATGAAGCTGAAGAAGCTACATTTATTAGTATGGCGCAAGCAGGTAGCTTTATCGAAGAAATTGCTGCGGCTCTTGGTAAGACTATTGCTAGCGTTCGTGGTAAAGCATTGAGCCTGTCACGCAAGACTATTATTGATAAGATTCCTGCACAAAAGGAAAGCCATGCTAAAAATGCGGTCGATCCAGTAGATGCACTTGGTGATGCAATGGCTGCTATGACTGTAGCAGAGATTGCAGCAGCAGTTAATAAAACTGAGAGGGGAGTTAAAACTCTTCTGACTCGTCGTGGTATTAACGTAGCAGATTACAAAGGCGCTGAGAAAAAAGCTAAGGCCGAAGCCAAAGCGTAATTCTAAATAAGAATTAAAATAAAATAAAATAGAATTATAGGCCGGTAGTTAGAATATAGCTACCGGCCTTTTCCATTGGAGTAAAAATGTATAATAAAAGAGATTGGCTAAATGGCGAGTCTAGTGCTTCCACAGGACCCGTTGTTGCGTATCATGGCCCTAGTCCTTGGGATTCTAAAAAGAAATCCACGACATCATTTTTTGAAGTATCCGACTGTCGTAACTCCTGTAGACTCCATAAAATGGAGTCTCATTCAATGAAGGAATATATTATAAAAATCAGGAAGCTACAAAAAGCTGCAAAAAATTATGCTAATTACTTAGAAAGTAAAGTTAAAAATAATGAGTAATTTTGATTCAGTATGGACTAAGTGTCCTGTTTGTTCACAGGAAGTAGAGTTTCAATCTAAGGCAGGTTCTTGTGAGTTGCATAGTTATAGGACATCTTCGGTTCCAGAAGTAATTGCTTTAGATTTAGATTCTGTAGCAAGTACGTGTTCTAACTGTAAAACACATCTAATACTACATCATAATGAGTGTCCTAGAAACATTCGTATGACAGTATCTATCTTAGATACAGAGAAAGCCAACTTTTGAAAGTAACTATAACTTATAACGATGATTCTGCTTTCACGGTAGAAGAGCTTGTTAAGCAGGCAACTAATAACTATGGTAAGCGTGTTAGTGTAGAAGTAACCGCTGACAGCGCCCAGCCCCATGACTTAATATACTTTGCTTTACAAGCAATTATAACACATCAACAATTAAGTTTACTGTATGAAGACAAGTTTGGATATTCTTCTAGTATCCAGAAACTCCGCACAGATACTATGTATAAACTAAGTGAGATACTAGATACAGTAATTGTTGATAATGAAAGCAAGGTTGCATAATGGACGTATCTGCTGTTCTAATTAATAAGCTTTTAGTAGAAGGTAGTTTGGACGTATGGGCTAAACTAAAGCTATCGTTTTTAGATGCGGCATACTCGTCTGTCTATACTCTAATAAGCAAACACTATGATAAGTATAGTGTATTACCCTCATTTGACGAATTAGAAGTAACCTCTAGAGATACATCTGCTGAAAGACTAATAGCGTCAATTAGACTAGCAGATCAAGCAGATATTACTGCGGAAGTAGCTTTAGACGCATTAATTGACTTATACACACAAAATACTACAATAACTTTATTAGATAAGTTTATTGATAAGCTACCACTTTATGATACAGCAGAAATTAAAGAAAATCTTAGTAGTATAGTATTTACCCTAGATGAGAAAACTTTAACTACTGAGGGGGTCTATTCCATGAATGAAATCATGGTATTCGTAGAACCTGATGAGATTGCTAAAAATACTGTGTACCTTGGCCTCAATAATACTTTTGATTCGATTGTGCATTGCGCTAGACAAGAGCTAGTACTAATTGGTGGTAAGCGTGGTTCTGGTAAATCACTTATTAGTAGTAATATTATGATTAACCAGTATGAAGCTGGTAATACTAGTGTGTACTTTACAATTGAGATGGTGGCTAGAGAAACTCTTCAGCGTAATATGAGTATTCTAGCTAACGTAAATCATCAGCATTTAAAGAATGATACACTAGAAGACGGTGAACTATTAAGTGTAGTTAGAGCACGTGCAGCAATGTTCGAAGACTCTAGTGATCTAGTGAATGAATTTATTAAAGATAGGGATAGATTCAGGTTTGAGAAAGCTCTAGTTAAGCACTGTAGGCTGAAACCTACAAATCAAATGATTATCATTGATGATAGAGCACTTACCCTAAGTTCATTAGACCTACACCTTGGAAAAGTAAAAGCAAAGTTTGGGGATGATTTTACTGTAGCAGTAGTAGACTACTTGAATCAGATCGTTGTAGATGGAGGTAGTCAGTTTGATTGGCAACCACAAATTGTAGTTTCTAAGAAGTTAAAAGAGATGGCTAGAAAACATGATGTACTAATGGTATCTCCTTATCAGATTGATGAAAGTGGTGAAGCTAGGTTTGCTAAAGGTATTCTTGATGCTGCTGACATTGCACTTGTGTTAGATGCTAATGCTAAGGAAGATGAAGCTATTAGTTTTGAGACTACTAAGATTCGTGGAGCTAAAGAAATGAAGTTTAGTAGTGGTATGAACTGGGATACTTTACGTATCAGTCCACAATCAGTAGAAAAGCCTGCTGCTAAAGAAAAGAAGAAAACTAAGAAAGAAAAAGAATCGACTGGGGAAAATCCTGTTGACGCACCTTGGAACTAAAAATGAGCACAATTACCTTTGATAGATCGATTATTACCGCTGACTACCAGATATGGGTTAAAAATACTCCTTATATGGAGTTAGAGTGGGAAGGCAATTCACTATTGTTAGCAGTTATTAACCTATTAGTCGCTAAGATTAAGCATCCTGCAAGATACATTAAATTGGAGTGTAGATGAAAGTTTATATTACCCGATCACCTTGGTCAGATTGCTTTGAAGTTCGTCTAGCAAAAGAGTCCAGTAAAAAACTATTAGTATGTGAAGCTATAAGCTATGTTGACCTTAGGCCTGGAGAAATACATTCACCTACTATGATTCTAGAAAGAGAAGAAGCACAGGTATTAATTAATGCCTTGTACGATGCAGGGCTTAGGCCAAGCCAAGCCGCAGGCTCTGCCGGGCAACTTAGTGCTACACTTTACCACTTAGAAGATATGAGAAAATTGGTGTTTAAATGAATGATAACAGCATAGTAGAACAATTATTAATAGATCATGGTATCGCATACAAGATTTCTGGGAAGGATTTTGTTACTACTTGTTTCAATCCAGAGCATATCGATAATAATCCTAGCTTTAGAATTAATAGATTTACAGGTATCGCACACTGCTTTTCTTGCAGCTATAAAACTAATATATTCAAGTATTATAATGTAAGTAGTAAATATCATTCTGTACGAGTAGCTAAGCTTAAAGAAAAGCTACGTATTCTTAATGAGAGTACTAATGGGCTTAACGTATTAGAGGGTACAATTCCGTTCAATGGAGTACATAGAGGTATTAGTTCACAAACTCTAAAAGAGTTTGGCGCATTTAAAACCACTAAAGTATCCGAAATGGAAGATAGAATTATTTTTCCTATTACCGATGTTAGGGACAAAGTAACAGCGTATGTAGGTAGACATATACTTCCAAATGCTGAACCTAGGTACAAAACCTATCCTAGTGGTTGCACCTTACAACTTTATCCTAGTAAATTTACAGAAAGATACAACTCCATTGTATTAGTAGAAGGCATTTTCGATTTACTGAATGTATGGGATAAAGGACTAAAGAATGTAGTATGTACGTTTGGCACTGATGGATTATATAATAATACTGCGGAAAAGCTACTTCCTTATAAGATTGTAGGTATTACTAAAGTATTTATTATGTATGATGCCGATGAGCCAGGACAAAAAGCTGCTGAGAAACTAAAGCCACTAATTGAAGAAGCAGGCTTTATCGTAGAAATAATTAACTTACCGGATGGAACTGATCCTGGCAACCTATGCCAAGAAGATGTTAACGGTACTATAGAGTACACTAAATGACTAAAGTCGCAATTGTAGATAAGACTCCTAGTAAAAACAACTATTCTAAATACTTCGAGTTTGAGCACGAGGTATTTCATATGTCAAGTGCTCCTATTACTAAGCTACTAAAAAAGAATGTAGACTTAGAGTTCGATCATACTGAATTTGATTATGTAATCCTAGTGGGTAGTGAGGCTGCCAAAGAATACGCTAAAGTTACTAGTATTACTAATATGATGGGACATTTAATTGAAGATAAGTTTATATGTATAAGTAATCCTCTGGCTTTAGTATTCAAACCAGAGGGGAAACCTGCATTTGAACAAGCTGTACGTAAGATTCATAAGTACATTAGCGGAGAAGCAAAAAGTACTTCTAATGATGGTACTTATCGTGGTATTATAAATACAGCAGAGGCGTTAAAGTTTCTTACTGAAGTTTACGATAATGCTCAAGGTTACGTTGCATGGGATACGGAAACAACCTGTCTCTACCCTAGGGATGGGTATGTTTTAGGGCTGTCCATGTCTTACAAATCTAAACATGGTGCCTACATTAGTACAGATTGTTTAGATGAAGTTTGTATGGAAGTATTACGGAATATCATTAAAAAGTATACCGCAGTATTTCATAATATGAAGTTCGATATTAAAATGATCGAGTACCATCTAGAACTTAAGTTTGATAGAAGCAAAGTGCATGATACTATGGTTATGCATTATTGCCTAGATGAAAATGACCAACATGGTCTAAAACCTCTAGCCCTAAAGTACACTGATTATGGTGACTATGACAAAGAACTAGATGAGTTTAAAAAATCATACTGTTTAAAACACGGTATGTTACAGGAGGATTTTACTTATGACCTTATACCATTTGATACTATTAGCCGCTATGCTGCCATTGATACAGCAGTTACTTACGATTTATTTAATAAGTTCTGGCCGGTAATACAAAAGAATAATAAGCTGCTTTCTGTTTATAATACCCTTCTAGTTCCTGGTACATTGTTTCTACTAGATATGGAAGAAGTAGGTGTATATGTAGATAAAGAACGCATGCAGGCAGCTGAAATATATCTAGATACAGAAATTGAAAATGCTAGAGAGCAGGTTTATGGTTTTAAAGAAGTACAGGAGTTTCAAAAAGCAAATGGCGCAGTATTTAATCCAAACTCCGTGCAGCAATTACGTAAAGTCTTGTTTGACTATGTTGGACTTACTCCAACAGGAAAAACAACGGCTACTGGTGCAATCTCAACAGATGCGGAAGTACTTGAAACCCTTAGCGAAGAACATCCCTTACCAGCAGCTATCCTTAAAATTAGACAACTAACAAAACTAAAAAATACGTATATTAGTAAAATATTACCAGAACTAGATAGGGATGGGAGAATTCGTACGAATTTTAATCTTATATTTACAACTTCTGGAAGACTTTCAAGTTCTGGTAAATGTAACCTTCAACAAATACCTAGAGATGACCCTCTAATTAAAGGTTGTTTTAGCTGCCCGCCGGGGTATAAGCTTGTTAATCAGGATCTTTCTACAGCTGAGTCATACTATGCAGCTGTATTAAGTGGTGACACAAATCTTCAACAAGTTTTTATTACAAAAGGGGACTTCCACTCTACAATTGCAAAGTCAGTATTTGATCTTGATTGTGAAGTAGAGGACGTTAAGAGGTTATATAGCGGAATGAGACAAAGCGCTAAAGCCATTACATTTGGGATTAACCTATAAAGGTCCCACTAGTAGGTGACTACTAGAACAAATAACTCGCTCAATTGCTGGAACACCTACTATTAAGTTAAGGTCAATCAGCAGCCAGAGTCGGCAGGAATGCCTTCAAATGGTTCAGAGACTCACAGAGCTTCCAGAACGGAAGTTGTCTGGGATACCAAAAAATACTCTTGACAATCTTATGGTTAAGGTGCTATAATGTACCTGTGCCGAAAGGTTTTTGGGAGAGGTATAACACGGCGAGTATCTCCCCTTTCTTACTTAAGAAAGGTCGTATGGAAATTAATTATATAAACTACCAAGAGTTAAAACCGTCTGGACTATCAAGAGCTGCAATGGCAGAAACTTTTGGTATTCCAGAATGGAAACTAAAAAAACTTATTGCGGCTAATAAATGGGGTACACCTAGACCCACTATTGGAAATGAAACCGCTTTTGATGAGTACTCAGAAGAATCTTGCTATTGGGCAGGATTCTTAGCTGCAGATGGTTGTGTAGATAGTGAAAATAGAATTAGGCTTATGCTTAAATATGATGATATAGTGCACTTAGAAAAATTTAAAGCCTTTCTAAGGTCAACACATACTATATCATCTAACACTACCACATACAATAGATGCAGTTTTGAGTTTACTCATCCACATATGCGAGATATGCTAGAGCTAAATTTTAATGTTATTCCTAATAAAACGGATAAATTACAGTTTGCTAAGCACTTACCTAAAGAATGGTTACGTCATTATATTAGAGGATATTTTGACGGAGACGGTTCTATATGTGAAAGTTTTACAAATAGAAACTCTTTGCGAGCTACTATTTGTAGTGGGGCAAAGGAATTTGCAGAAGATTTATATATTTATTTAAAATCTATTTTACCTGTACACGGCCAGAAACAGGAGTTTAATGACTCTATAAAATGGCAAATAACTTTTTGTACCAACGATGCAAAAACTCTTATGCACTATATGTATAAGGATAGTACAGTATATCTAGATAGAAAATACGCGTTGTATCAAAAACTCATATTTAATGATGATAGAAAAACGAGAGATAAAGGTATAGTCCATCCCATTAGTAATAATGGATAATGATGTTTATATGGATCAGGGCCACAAAAGGTATCTGATACAGTAAGTAAGGCAACAGGCGAGTACTACGGAATAGACAGAGCTAAAGAAGACATTAGGTCCTATTTTAATAAATTTTCTAAATTAAAAAAATGGCTAAAAGATCAAGAGGAGTTTATCCGCGCTAACGGGTTCGTGTATTCTGCGCTGGGTCGTAAACGTAGACTAGTAAATGTTTTTAGCTCAGATAAAGGAATAGCCTCGCACGAAGTACGTAGTGGTATTAATAGTTTAATCCAATCTGTAGCCAGTGATATTAATTTATTAGCCGCTATTGATACTGCTAACGAAATTAGCCAGAAAGGACTAGATGCAAAAATATGTGCACTAGTACACGACTCTATTTTAGCCATAGTAAGAGAAGATCAAGTGGAGGAATATTGTAAGATAGTAGCAAGAAATACTCAAAAAGATAGAGGAGTAAGTATTCCTGGATGCCCTGTAGGTATTGACCAAGAAGTAGGGGACGAGTATTCCTTTGGTAAGTTTGATAAGCAGTATAAACTTGAAAATGGTGTGCTTACAAAAAATGAACAGCAATGACCTACAAAACATTGTATATCCAATATACAAGTTACCAGCAAAGCCGCTAGTTGATGAAGGAGTAACCTTCTACTATGGTGAAACAGAAGTAGAAGGTGAACCTAATAAACAACATCTAAAGATACTAGATGATAAGAATGTGGAAGGTACCTCACTAGCTAGTAGGAGATTGAAACTATTAGCTAGTGCTACACCTTTATTTAGGTTATCTAAAGCTATATTCTTTCTAGGCGATCTAATAAAAGAAGCTACTTCTAGTACTTATTTTATAGACGCTAATGGAATGATATTTAACTACGTTAAGACAACTACAGCTAAGCTAAAGTTTCATAAAATAAACAAAGTTCTACAGATTCCTACAGGTGGTGCAATTATTGAAGTGTTAGGGATACCTAATAGGTTCAAAGTAATTAACTATCCTACACCTGAAACTAAATGTGCAGGCGTACTACACATTGGAATTTCAACAATACTATATGGTTTATATGAGTATATACCAGAAGATACAGTGAGACGCGTATAATGCCTAAAGCAATTCTTAGTAATCGAATATACTTAGACACTACTTCAAGCCTATTAGAAGAACTAAAGTCAAAGCTAACATATAAAATTAAGAAACCTTCTAGACCAGGGATGACAATCTTTACGCAGTTTGATATTATTAAGAACTATAAGCTTCTACCTAAAGGTGTAATTGCTATACCTATTGGTAGAATGGACTTGATTCCAAAAGGTTACGAAATAGTAGATAGGCGTATCAATGAAGATATGCCCTTTCCTGAACCTAAACTACAGCTTAGAGGACAACAGCTAGAAATTTATAATGAAGTAGATGAGTCTTGCTTCATTAACGCTATGGTGGGATTTGGTAAAACCTTTCTAGCATTACATCTTGCTAGAAAACTAGGCCAGAAGACTTTAGTAGTATGTCATAATACTATGCTTAGAGATCAATGGATCGAGGAAGTGAAAAAGCTGTATGGGATGGATTGTGGCGTTATTGGTAGTGGCAAGTTTGATACCGATCATGTTATCGTTGTCGGAAACATTCAAACACTTATCAAAGAATTACCCAGTATAAACAAGGAGTTTGGCACTGTAGTGGTGGACGAGTGTCATCATATAGTAAGTACTACCTTTACTTCCTTCATAGAGGGAATGTACGCTAGGTACAAGATAGGTTTATCAGGTACTATGGTTAGAAAAGATGGTAAACACATTCTTTTCAAAGATTTCTTTGGATTTGATCTATACCAACCTATTCAAGAAAATACTATGACACCTACAGTTAGAGTGCTAAAGACTAACTATGGGTTATCAGAAGGAGATCCTTGGGCAGTAAAGATTAATAAGCTACTATACGACCCAGACTACCAAGAATTAATTGCAATCATAGCAGCTAAAGAGATTGCTGCTGGTCACAAAGTTCTAATTATTGCAGATCGAGTTGAATTTTTACAAAAAGTAGGAGAACTAATTGGTCAAGAATGTGTGTGCATTGTTGGTGAAACAACCTTCGAACAACGTAACGAACTCAAAAGACAAATTGAAGACGGTGAAAAGAGCTGCATTGCTGGCTCCCGCCAAATCTTCTCAGAAGGTATCTCAGTAAATATTCTTAGCTGTGTTATTCTCGCTTCGCCAATCGCCAATGATTCTCTATTAGAGCAGATTATTGGTCGTATTATGCGTATGCATTCTAACAAGCTAGATCCACTAGTAATTGATATGAACTTTAGTAGCCCTAGTGATAAAAGACAGAACCGTATGAGACGGGATTTTTACATTAAGAAAGGTTGGGATATTGAGTAAGCATTCATATAAATAGGTTATAAATTTTACACTTGACTCTACCTTACAATAGTGTTATAATATATATTGAAACGAGGCGATTACAATGTTATTTTTTGATATAAACAAACTAGAGGAGTTAGCGTCATGTAGTGAACATTTTATGGCTTTACTAGTCCATCACTATAATAAAAAGACAATTCCGAGCAAATGGGATAAGTACCCTCCTGCTAAAAGAACTATCCACGGTAGCTCTTTTCTATTAAATCCTTTACCCTTATTTGAGGATAAAGGAACCGACATACTATTTAAACTACAGTATATAAAATTGGCTGCTAAAAGAGACTGGCTTATGTATAAAATGTATAAGTACAAAGCTCTTAACACATCCTTTTTTCCCGACTTAAATTATGATGCAATCAAGCATAATAATTTATTGAAAATCACACCAACAGAAGTACAATTTAAGTACGAAGAAAGAATTTAATATGGCTCTTACATTCAAGAACACCAAAGGCAAAGCTCAAAAATCTAGCCACGAAGCATACACTTACAAAGACGGTGAGAATACCGTTCGTATTGTTGGGGGTATTCTTCCGCGTTATGTATATTGGGTTAAAGGCACTAATGCTAAGCAAATTCCGGTGGAATGCCTTGCATTCTCAAGGGAAGATGAAAAGTTCAATAACGCTGAACATGACTGCGTACAGGGATACTACCCAGAGCTAAAGTGCTCAT